GGACAGGGGCGATGCGCGACGCGATCACCTACACACTGGAGGTGCAAGAGAATGCAGTAGAGGGCATCGTGGGTGTGGGCAAGGGGGCGTTTTACGCCCGTTTTATCGAGTTGGGGACCTCCAAGCTTGCAGCCCGCCCGTTTTTGCGCCCGGCGGTATTCGAGAATGAGGCGGAGATCATGCGGCTATTGGTGGGCAAGTGAACGCACTGACACAGGGGATTTACGACTACTTGAGTACCGACCTGCCGCTGGTGGCAATGCTCGCATCCTATGAGGGCGCGCCGGCGATCTTTACCATTGACCCTGTGCCGGGGGACGCGGTGCTGCCCTACGTGGTGAGCGCCGGGGATGTGACCGACACGTCCTTCGACACCAAGCTGGACAGGGGCCGGCGCATCTGGCGCGATGTGCGCTGCTATGCAACGGCGGACGGCGACTCAATGCCGGTGGAGCAGATCGCCGAGCGGGTGAGGGGGCTGTTGCACCGGCACAAGTTGGTCGTGGCAGGCTACGGGACGTTGGTGGCTGAATGCTCGGGGCCGATCGCGAGCAACGAGCAGGACGCCTACGGGCGAATCGTGACGGTAAAGTTGATCATGATGGAGATCTAGAAAGGGAGACAGAAGTGGCAATAAACGGAGTCGATATACTTCTCTTCGTCAATACTGGGACGAACCTGTCGCCAGTGTGGGAGGCCGCCACCGGGCAGCGGGGGGCCACCTTCGACGAGACCACGGACGAGATCGACGCTTCGTCGAAAGATGCGCGAGCCAAGCGCGTGCTGGCCGGGCGCTACGGCTCGACCATCTCGATGGATGGCCTCTACGTGCCCAGCGAGGCCACCTATCAGGCGCTGGTGGCGGCCAACCGCAACGGCACCTTCATCCTGGTCGTGCGCCAAGAGGAAGGCGTGGATGTGGAACAGGCCACCGCGCTGGTGACATCGATCAGCATGGACGCGCCAGATAACGACGTATCCACCTGCTCGATCTCTCTGACCATCGACGGCGAGTGGACGCCGATCGGAACGTGAGCGGGGCACGCGGGGAAGGGATTCTCAAGCTTGGCGACGAAGAGCGCCCCATCCTCTTCACAATCCGCGCACTGGCCGACGTGGAGACGCAGCTGGGGAAGACCGTTCAGAAGATCGGGCAGTCCATGCAGGGTGAGGGGCTACCGCTGGCCGATCTGGCGCGTTTGACGCTGACCGGTCTGGAGGCTGCCAGGCGCGATACGTATCCTGGCACGCGGCCCTATACCATTGCCGATGCCTGGGCGATCATCGAGAGCATGGGCTTTCTCCCAGCGACGAAAGCTGTCTTTGCGGCCATTGGCGCGGCCTATAACTATGACGGGAGCGTGGCTGATGCGAACCCCCCGGCGCGGCCTGGGATTGGCGGAAGCTCCTAAGCGACGCCCTACGGACCGGCCTGACCGTAGGGCAGTTCTGGGACCTGACCCCGCGCGAGCTGGATCTGGTCTTCCAGAACGACGCATGGCAGCGAGATCAGCAGCGCGAGGCCAACGCCTGGCTGGCCTGGCACATGGCCGCGTTGGGCCGCGTCAAGCGGCTGCCCCCGCTGAGGCGGTTCATCCGCCCGATGCGCGGTGAGGTGACGCCGGAGGAGTTGGATAAGAAGAAGCGCGAGTTCGAGGCGATGAAGGAGAACAGTGACAGACGGCGGCGAGGAACTCGGAAAAGCACAGATACCGATCCGGGCGACGCTGGACAAGCTGGACGGCGACCTGGAGCAGGCCCGAAAAAAGGTCGAGAGTAGCCTCGGCGGGACGTTGGCCTCTATCGGCAACAAGGTCGCGGACATCGGTAAGGCCGTGGTCATCGGCGGCGCGGTGGCAGCTGCGGCGGCTGTTGCTGGCATCGGCGTTGCGGCGTTCAACGCGGGGATGCAGTTAGATGACGCCTACGACAAGATCGCCGTGGGCACGGGGGCCACGGGTGAGGTCCTGGCCGGGCTGCAGGACGATTTCAAGGCAGTGTTCAAGACGGTTCCGGTGGACGCCGAAACTGTTTCCGGGGCGATCACTGAGCTCAACTCGCGGTTGGGGGCTACCGGACAGCCCCTTCAGGACATGGCCAAAGGCCTGACGCTCTCTGCCAAACTCATGGGCGGAGATGCCACGGCGAACGCCGCACAACTGGCCAAGATGATGGGATCCTGGGGCATCTCCAACGAGGAGGGCGCGGCGACGCTGGACAAGCTCTTCGTAGCCACGCAGAAGTCGGGGATCAGCCTGGAGCAACTGACCGGCAGTGTCCAGACCTACGGCCCGGCGCTGAGGGCCATGGGTTTCGGCATGGATGAATCCATCGCCCTGATGGCCAACTTCGAGAAGGCGGGCATCGAGTCGGGCCAGGTGATGGCCGGGATGAAACTGGCCGCGGGCAAGTTCGCCAAGTCGGGCGTGGACATCAAGACCGGCTTCATGGGGGCCATTGACAGCATCAAGAATGCCAAGACCTCCACCGCGGCGCTATCTGAGGGCATGGCGCTCTTCGGAGCCCGCGCTGCGCCGGCCATGGTGGACGCTATCCGTTCGGGCAAGTTCTCGCTGGATGATATGGTAGAGGCCCTCCAAGGGGCAGAGGGGGCCATTCAGAACACTGCGGACGCCACCGAGGACTGGCCCGAGAAATGGGCGAAACTCAAGAACGTGGCCACGGTGGCCCTGGCTCCCATCGGCACGGCACTGATGGACATCGCTGGAAAGATCCTGGACAAGGCCGGGCCAGCGCTGGAAACGCTGGCGGGCATTATCGAAAAGGATGTCGTGCCGTTCATCGAGAACGTCATCCTGGCCATCGAGACCATGATCGCCGGCGACTGGGACGCCCCTTGGGAGGAACTGTTCCCCCCGTGGATTGCAGATACCATCAAGACCGTCATCTCTACCGTACAGACCCTCATCCCCGCCTTCCAGGAAGCATTCGCCTTCATCTCCGCCAATGCGACGCCGATCCTGGCCGGGCTGGCGGCGGTGCTCTTGACCGTGTTGGTCCCCGCGTTCTGGGCCTGGGCCACAGCCGCAGCGGCTACGGCTATCGCCAACCTGCCGTTGATCGCCCTGGTGGTAGCCATCGGCGCGGCGGTGGCCCTGCTGACCGCTGCCTGGATCAACGACTGGGGCGGGATACGTACCACGCTGACCGAGTTCTGGACGAACACCGCGCAGCCCATCTTTGAGCAGTTGAAGGCATGGCTGGAAGTGAATATCCCCATAGCCATACAGGCCCTATCCAACTTCTGGACGGGGACGCTAGTGCCGGCCTTTCAGGCAGTATCGGGGTTCATCACCGGCACACTCATTCCCATCTTCCAGACTGTAGCTGGCTGGCTCGGTACGAACATCCCGGCGGCGACTGCGGCCACCTCCAACTTCTGGTCAAACACCCTGCTACCGGCCCTGCGCTCCGTATGGGACTTCCTATCCACCAACGTCGTGAACATCTTCACCACGGTACGCGATTGGTTGCAGACGACCATCCCCGCGGCGACCAAGACGCTGAGCGGCGTCTGGGAGAACACCCTGCTTCCGGCGATCACCGCGGTCTGGGACTTCCTCGACCAGTATATCATCCCGATCTTCAGGATGGTGGTGGACATCAACATCGCCCTGATGAACCTGGCCCTACAGGCTCTTGCCGGGTTCTGGGAGAACACGCTCAAGCCCGCGCTGGAGACAGTGTGGCAGTTCATCCAGGATAACGTGATCCCGATCTTCGAGGCGTTGACCTCGGATGGCATCGAGGCGACGAAGGCGGCGTCAGCTACGCTGTCGGACTTCTGGGAGAACACTCTCAAGCCGGCGATGAAAGTGGTGCATGACTTCATCGACGACAAGGTGCTGCCGATCTTCAAGGATGTGAAGGACTTTATCGTAGACTTCCTGGGGCCCAAGATCCAGTGGCTCTCCGATACCGTCTTCCTGGGCCTCAAGACCGCCATAGACGGCATCAAGGGCACGCTGGAATGGTTCCTGGACAAGCTACAGAAGCTCAAGGACCTGATCGGCTCGATCACCCTGCCGTCGTGGATGAATCCCGGCAGCCCGACGCCGCTGGAGCTGGGAATCATCGGCATCAACGCGGCCTTGCGCGACATGAACAGCCTCCTGGGCGACACCGGCAGCCTGCCGATCATGCGCATGGGGGCGGTGATGCCCACGATGCCAGGCCAGCCGACGCTTGCAGGGCTGCCCCTGGGGGAGCGGGTGACGGTAGAGGTCAACGGGAATGGCGGGGCGACGCCGGGGGCGGGGAATGTCTATAACCTGGCCGTGACCTACAAAGAGACGGAGAGCGAGAGCGACCTGTACCACACCGTGCGGATGCTACAGATGCTGGAGGTTTGATGCCTGAAACCTATACCCTTACAGCAGTTGGCACAGGAGATCTCATCGACCTGATCCTGCCCAACGTGCGCCTTCGCAGCGTAGACGGGTTGGGGATGCCTGATGTGAAGCATTTCACGGAGGATTATGCTCAGCAGGAGGGCGAGGCGTACCTGGGGAGCCGTCTCAAGCCGCGGCATCTCCTGTTCAATTTTCAGTTAGTCTACGACACTGAGGCCGATCTTTGGACTGCCCGCGACGATCTGATGCGCGTGGTCAGCGTGCTGGAGGATGGGGTCTACCTGAGAGTAACTATGCCCAACGGAGATGAGCGCGAGATCGTCGTGAGATACAGCGGCGGATTGAGTTTGCCCCGCTCTCTGGAGCATAACCTCTCACAGCAAGTATGCGTGCTGGAATGTATCGCCCATGATCCGCTCTTCTATGATCCGGCCACAGTAACGCTTTCGTACATCTACACTGACGTGGGTAACAACCTGCCTTTCGACAACCTTGGTTCATGGATCACCTATCCCGAGTTTCTCATTGGGGGGCCGCTGAATGCGCCGATCATACACCATGGGAGCCAGATACTGGATCTGTCGGCCTTTAACATTGCTGCAGGCCGCTCAGTACACATCGACCTGCGACCAGGTCACAAGACGATTACCGAGTCCGTAGTGGGCAATATCCTGCCGTACCTCACCGAGGCGAGTGACCTGGCCACGTTCGCCTTTGAGCCGGGGGGCAATGTTTTCAGGCTTAACGGCACCGGGGAGACGGCGGCGACGACGTTCGCCGTGGCTTTCCAAGAGCTTTACGTGGGGGTGTAAATGACCGTCTTTTGGGAGGTGTGGCTGAGGAACCCCGCGGGAGATCGCGTGGCCGTGTTCGATGGTTTTCCGCACTTGGTGATC